GAGCATCCCCTCTGTGAGATGTGTCTCAAGGAAGGTCGGCTGACCCCGGTACAGGAAGTTCACCACATTCTGCCCGTTTCCAAAGGCGGCACTCACGCAAGGGACAACCTGATGAGCCTCTGTCAGTCCTGCCACACCAAGATCCACCACGACCTCGGCGACCGGTAGGGGGATGAAAATCTCCGGAACCTTTTCGGTCGGGCAACGGCCCGGGGTCACGTGTGCGAAAAAGGCGAAATCAAAAGGGTAATTAAGGAAGGTGAACTCGGATGCCAACAAAATCGAATAACACAGGCGGACGCGGCGGTGCAAGACCCGGTGCGGGGAGGAAGAAATCCGCAGTCAAGGACAAAGCCGAAAACGGAAATCCCGGCGGCAGAAAACTTGAAGTGCTGGACATTCCCGAAGTCGAGGGTGTTGATATGCCGAAGCCCCATGATTTCCTGTCTGCCGAGCAGCGGGACGGCAGCGTCCTGCAGGCACAGGAAATCTACACGGAAACATGGCAATGGCTCAAAGGAATCGGCTGCGCTGCAAAGGTATCACCGCAGCTTTTGGAACGCTACGCCATGTGTTCCGCCCGATGGGTGCAGTGCGAGGAGATGACCAACCGCATGGGTTTTCTCTCCAAGCACCCCACCACAGGGAAGCCAATTCCGTCTCCGTTCATCAACATCGGTATCAACTACATGAACCAGGCGGTGCGGCTCTGGAATGAGATTTTCCAAATCGTAAAAGAAAACTGCAGCACGGAATACGGCGAGTCAACGCCGCAGGATGACCTGATGGAGCGCCTGCTCCGTGCAAGAAAGGGGTAACGCCATGTTTGAAAAAGTAAATCCGTGCCACCCGGACAAGGTGGCGGACAGGATTGCCGGTGCGCTTGTCGACCTGGCATACAAGAAAGCAGAAAATCCCCGCATCGCTGTTGAAGTCCTCATCGGTCACGGCGTGTGCCACATCATAGTGGAAACCTCCGTCATGCTGGACAAGTCGGAGGTTGTTGCCACCGTTCACCGCATTGCAGGAAACCTTACCATTGACTATGCGGAAGTTCCGCAGGACAGTCACCTTGCCAACAATCAGGCAGACGGCGTCCGCTGCGGTGACAACGGCATCTTCAAAGGAATGCCCGTAACCGAGGAGCAGAAAGAGCTGTCGCAGATCGCACGGAACATTTTCTCCGTGTATCCAAATGACGGCAAGTACATCCTGGACGGTGACCGGCTCATTCTCTGTCAGAGCAATGCGCCTTCGGATGCACTCCGAAAGCTGTATCCCGATGCGGAGATCAACCCGCTCGGCGATTGGACGGGCGGCACCGATGTGGACACCGGCGCTGCCAACCGCAAGCTCGGCTCGGATATGGCTGACTCGGTGACCGGCGGCGGTCTGCACGGCAAGGATCTGTCCAAGGCGGATGTGTCCGTGAATATCTACGCTTTCCTCAAAGCCCAGGAAACCGGCGAGCCCGTGACACTCTGCTGCGCTATTGGGGACAATGCCGTGGACGGCAGATCCTACGCCGAAATCGTGGAGATCGCCCGAAACTACATCCACTCGGTCGGCGGCTTCGAGAAATTTGCGGAATGGGGGCTGGTCTAATGAAAACAACGACCGAGATGCAGCTCGTACCTATCACGAAGCTGGTTCCCTATGTCAATAACGCCCGTACCCATTCGCCGGAGCAGATCAACAAACTCCGCGCCTCGCTCCGTGAGTTCGGTTTTATCAATCCTGTCATCATCGACCGTGACTATGGCGTTATTGCCGGTCACGGTCGTATTCTTGCCGCCAAGGAGGAGGGTATCTCCGAGGTGCCGTGTGTTTTTGCCGACCACCTTACGGAAGCCCAGAAGAAAGCCTACATCATTGCCGACAACCGCATGGCGATGGATGCCGGATGGGACGAAGAGCTTCTGCGTGTGGAGATTGAGTCTCTGCAGGCGGCGGACTTTGACCCGCTCCTCACCGGCTTTGACGAAAAGGAGCTGTCGAAGCTCTTTGACGATGGCATTGAAGCCGAAGAGAATAATTTTGATGTGGATGCCGAGCTGCAAAAGCCGACCTTCACGAAATTCGGTGACATCTGGACGCTGGGGCGGCACAGACTCATCTGCGGTGACAGCACAAAAGAGGAAACCTACGCCGCCCTTATGGACGGCCGCAAGGCAAACCTCGTCATCACCGACCCGCCCTACAATGTGAACTACGAGGGCAGTGCCGGAAAAATCAAGAATGACAATATGGCATCGGAGAAGTTTTTTGACTTTCTCTTCGATGCCTTTTCCAATATGGAGAAGGTCATGGCGGATGATGCGTCCATCTATGTGTTCCACGCCGACACCGAGGGGATGAATTTCCGCAAGGCGTTTGATGCCGCAGGGTTCTATCTCTCCGGCTGCTGTATCTGGAAAAAGCAGTCCCTTGTGCTGGGTCGCAGTCCCTATCAGTGGCAGCACGAGCCGTGCCTTTACGGTTGGAAGAAAAAAGGCAAGCATCAGTGGTACACCGGGCGTAAAGAGTCCACCATCTGGGAGTTCGACAAGCCCAAGAAGAACGGCGACCATCCCACCATGAAGCCCATCCCGCTTTTGGCTTATCCGATACAGAACAGTTCTATGGCAAACAGTGTGGTGCTCGACCCCTTCGGCGGCTCCGGCTCCACGCTCATTGCCTGTGAGCAGACCGACCGTATCTGCTGTACCATCGAACTGGACGAGAAGTTCTGCGATGTCATTGTCCGCAGATACATCGAGCAGGTCGGCACGGATGAGAAGGTCAGCGTTCTGCGTGACGGCAAGGAATACAAGTTTAGTGAGGTAGCACCCCATGATGAATAAGCCTTTGACCCTCGGAAGCCTCTTTGACGGCTCCGGGGGCTTTCCTTTGGGCGGACTGCTTGCCGGTATCACTCCCGTGTGGGCTTCGGAGATCGAGCCGTTTCCCATTCGGGTGACCACCAAGCGTCTGCCTTTTATGAAGCACTACGGGAACATCTCCGCTATGGACGGCGGCAAGGTGGAGCCGGTGGATATCATCACCTTCGGCAGCCCGTGTCAGGACATGAGCGTGGCTGGCCGAAGGGACGGTCTGGACGGCTCCCGTTCCAGTCTCTTTTATGAAGCCGTCCGCATTATCAAAGAAATGAGGTGTGCCACAGGTGGCAGATATCCAAGATACATCGTATGGGAGAACGTCCCCGGTGCCTTCTCCTCGAACCAGGGCGAGGACTTCAAAGCCGTCCTCGAAGCGGTCATCGGCATCGCCGAGCCGAATGCCGAGGTGCCTATGCCTGAAAAGGCACGATGGCCCTACGCCGACCTATACATGGGAGATGGATGGAGCGTTGCGTACCGAACTCTTGACGCACAATACTGGGGAGTTCCCCAACGCAGACGCCGCATCTACCTTGTCGCAGATCTTGCAGGCAGAGGTGCCGGAAAAATACTATTTGAGTCAGAAGGCCTGTCTGGGTATTCTGCGGAGGGCTTCCGCTCGTGGCAAAGAGCTGCCGGAAGTCTTGAGACTTGCATTGGAGCGGCAAGCTTCGATAGGTACAACGGCAGTCTGACGGACGAAACCTCTGCTACTCTCGGCGTGAATTGCGGAATGTCCACCGGTCGCAACGGTGTGGTGCTGAATGACCAGGGCGGCGACCGTATGGAAGTGTCTGAGAATGTGGCGGCAACGCTTCGTGCAGAGACACACGGGCATCCGCCCTGCGTGGTGGAGTCGGCAGGCTTCTGCACCGAGCACTCCGCCAAGAGTCGCACCATCGGCTACGAGGAGGAATGCTCTCCCACGCTCCGTGCAGGCGTTGTTCCTGCGGCGGTAGCACTGGAAAACCATCCGACCGACAGTAGGGTCAAACTTTCCGAGGACGGCAATGTGCAGACGCTGACCTCCCGCATGGGTACAGGTGGCAACAATGTGCCGCTTGTGATGAAGATCCGCTCCGGCTGTGAAGGTGGCGGCAAGGGACCTCTCATCCAAGAGAACAAATCTGCAACTCTGTCCTGCAACAACGACCAGACGCTGTTCGAGCCTTGCGGCTGGGACGGCGGACAGGTTTCTCCGACCCTCACCAAGCAGAATGCCGGAGGAAATCAGCGTATGCCGGACAAGGACAACTTCACCTGCGTCCTTCAGCCCTTCGGCATCTGCTCCAAGGATTCCAATGCCATGAAGTCGGATAATCCCCACAGCGGGATCTACGAAGCGGAAACCGCACGGACGCTTGACGGCAACGGCGGCAACCCCTCCTGCAATCAGGGCGGCATTGTCGTTGTCGCTTTCACGCAGAATCAGCGGGATGAGGTTCGTGACCTCGGTGACCGCTCCGCTGTGGTGTGCGCCAACGCAGGGACGAAACAGCAGACCTTTGTGCTGCAAGGCTCCATGATCGGCCGCGAGGACAGAAACGGTCCCCAGGGCGACGGCATCAACGAGGATGTCAGCTTCACCTTAAATACCGTTGACCGCCATGCCGTTTATGCCATGACCACGGGCAGCTTCACCCAGGTTTCCAAGGAAAAAGCGCCGACTGTCCTCGCACGGGACTACAAAGACCCGACCGCTGTCTGCTACGGCATTGGCAGGGACACCTTCAACCAGGGGCAGAACGCCAAGTTCGCTCCGACCTTTGAGAAAGAGCTTCAGCCGACACTGGTGGCAAAAGGGCCAGACGCTATCCAAAGCGGATACACCGTCCGCCGTTTGACGCCCACCGAGTGCGCCAGACTCCAAGGCTTCCCGGACAACTGGTGTGCCGACCTCGGTACGGAAAAACCGTCCGATGAGGAAATGTACTTCTGGCACAAGGTGTTCAAGACCTACTCCGAAGTGACCAGCTGCAAGATGAAGTCCGACAAGCAGGTCGCAAAGTGGCTGAAAGACCCGTATTCCGACAGTGCGGAATATAAGATGTGGGGCAACGGCGTGGCACTCCCGTGCGTATGGTTCGTACTCTGCGGAATTGTGTGGTATGCACAGTCCGGCGGCGATAATGCGCCGATATAATCTACACCGGAAATGTGCAGATATAATTGGATACATGCCGTAGGTGGCGCTAATATTTGACGAAGTTTGGCTTCTAAATGAAATATTCCTTTCACAAAAGATAAATTCTACTTATGACGGCTAGATTTCGTCTTGATAGGGGCCCGATTCAACACCTTGCTTCTGTAGCTTCGCAATTATTCTGTTTAGCAAAAGTTGCCCAACGTCCTTAAACCATTTAGAATAACCAAACCACTCAACAAGAATAGGACTTACTTTGTAGTATACTTGGATAAACAATCTGCCGTACCACGTTGCCGAAAGTGTGTTATCACGAAAACGTCGGAGTGTCCAGACTTGAGGGCAATTATATGAACCGTAGACACACGTTGCTATGTAACAGCCACCGGAATGATATTCATTTTCAAGATAAAGATTCTTGCATTCGTCGAGATGAGCCATGGACGCATCCACGGTGATATGTACACCTTTCGCAATCTCTGAATTAGCGCCAAATATATTTTGTACATTCTGAGAAATATTTGATAAAGCATAGCTAATTGCTGAGCAATCGTTAGAGAAACCATCACGCAAACGCCGAATGAGTTCTGGATCGCCTTTTTGTCCGGCAGAGTTCTTGGCATCACGACAATTGTAGTACCTTCTCATTGTATCAACATAGGAATCGATATATTCAAGGGTACATTCAATAATTATGCTTACGGCATTAAGCTGATCTTGTTTATCGCTGACATTATCATAGATCAATCCTAACGCAGTGGGAATTTGGTCAACCAAGCGGCGAATACGCTGAAAATATGGAGCCCAGGCGGGATGAGGCAAGGCACAGTATTCTGCAAAGAAGTATGCTTCCCAACTCACAGGGTCCTTCTCAAGTATTTTTTTGTAAAACTTTTTAGCGGCATCAAAATCGTTGATATTCTTCGCTCGCCGCGCTGCTTGATATAGGTCATCGTGTTTATGCGATTCTTTCGTTTCATAGATATTTACAACATCTGCGCGGATAGTATTATGGTTAGTACTGTAAAAATTATTGATGGCTTTTTCAACTACAAACACAGTCCCACAAAACTCACATATTGCGGTATCCTTATTACTATCAATTTTGAGATTGCCACCACAGTTTGTACATTTAGCGTTGACTAATGGCATAAACCACACCCCCTATTATTTATATTTTACTATATTATTTGTAGAATGTAAAGGCAGAGAACTTATCGCCGCATAATTTGCGAGCGAAAAAATTGTTCCCACCGCCACTTAGAGAGGTCGTTTAGAGCATTTTGGCAGATGTGACTGAAGTCGGAAGGAGACGCTAGATTTTTTGTCAATTTGTGGAGGCATCACGGGAACAACCATTTCATCCTTTGTGTGGATTCCTGTAGACACGGAGCAGCCTCTCAAATCTGTACTGCGCTTTATCGCGCACAGCAAGCCAAGCGGTCAAAGATCCGCAACAAGCGATAAGGGGGCGATACCATGTGGAAAGAAGGCAGCATCAGAGTTAACGGCGAGGTTTTTCACTACTGGATGAAGCAGTACGACAAAGGCTCCGAGTGGGGTATCGACGGCGGACGTATTTCCAAGCTCATGCTCAAGCGGGACGGCAAAATCGTCTGCAACTACGACAGGGGCTGGGACATTGAACCCGCCGATGAAAACACACAGCTTGCGCTGGAACTTCTGCTCCACAGCGAGAACTGATAAGCCAATAATTCCATAAAGGGACTGAGCCGAAAGGCTCTTTCTCTCGTATATTCCGAAGCAGCCGCAGGGCTGTATTTTTTATGCCCAGGAGGTGGTCTCTACGAGAAAACTGAAAACATATAAGCCCACAAGGTTCATGGAGAAAACCTCCCACTACGATGTGGACGCAGCGGATTATGCTGTCATGTTCATCGAAAGTCTGTGTCACACCAAAGGCACCTGGGCGAGAAAGCCTTTCGAGCTCATCGACTGGCAGGAGCAAATTATCCGGGACATTTTCGGTGTCCTCAAGCCCAACGGCTACCGGCAATTCAACACGGCATACATCGAAATTCCGAAAAAGCAGGGCAAGTCCGAGCTTGCCGCTGCGGTGGCACTCCTGCTCACCTGCGGTGACGGCGAGGAGCGCGCCGAGGTGTACGGTTGCGCCGCCGACCGTCAGCAGGCGTCCATCGTTTTCAATGTGGCGGCTGATATGGTGCGGATGTGTCCGGCACTCTCCAAACGGGTCAAGATACTGGATTCCCAGAAGCGGCTCATTTATCAGCCAACGGGCAGTATCTACCAGGTGCT